ATGGAATAGATTCCCCCCAAAACAACTCGAAAAGCCATGAGAACGACTGAGAAGCCCTTGAAAGGTCACCAAATGCCCTTAGAAGCCCTCAATAGCCCTCAATCGGTTTTGGGTAGGGACGCAGAACCCAAAAACCCGCTAATCGGCGTACAAACGCCCAGAATCCACACGCCATTGAACGATTTGCCCTCACGCGGGGGTGAATTGATCGATCTGGCAACCAGCCTGGGTATCGATCTCATGGAATGGCAGAAATTCGCGCTCATTCACACTCATAAGATCAAGCCTGACGGGCGTTGGGCAAGCCCAGTCAACACGATCGTCGTCGCACGCCAGAACGGAAAATCATTTCTGCAACTGATCAGAATCCTGGGCGGTCTTTTCCTATGGGACGAAAACTTGCAGATTGGTTCAGCCCATAGACTTTCAACGTCCCTGGAACAATTCAGGGCAATGGTTCAGATCATTGAGAAGAACGATTCATTAGCGAAACAAGTCAAAAAGATTCGCTGGCAACATGGCGGCGAAGAAATCGAAACAATCACGGGTAATCGGTTCATTGTGCGGGCAGGCGGTTCAGCTGCTCGCGGCGTTTCCCGACCTTCGACAATCCACCTGGACGAACTTCGAGAAATGACGGACATTGAAAGTTTTGCGTCGCTGCGTTATACCCTCATGGCTGCAACAAACCCAATGGTCATGGCGTACACAAACGCAGGCGATTCCAGTTCGATTGTGTTGAATCAATTTCGCCAGCGCGCGATTGCGAGCATTTCAGGCGTTGCCGACGATATTGGATACTTCGAATGGTCAGCGCCGACTGACGAAATCAGTGTAGAAAATGCCAGGCATTCAAACCCGTCAATGGGCAGACTTATCCATGAGGACAATATCAGAAGCGTTTTGAACGACCCGCCTGACGTGGTCATGACGGAAGTGTTGTGTCGCTGGGTTGTCGCGATCAATAGCGCGGTTGACGCTCAAAGTTGGGGCAATTGTCTGGACAAGTCCGTTGACCTGGACATTGACAAATTGACCTGGTTGGCGATCGATCTCTCACCAGATAGAAAACACGCCAGTCTGGTGGGCGCTCAAAAAATTGGCGGTGAACAATTTGTCGTGAAGTTGTTGCACACCTGGCAAAATGATCTTCAGTTAGACGACAAGGCAATTGCCAACGACCTGGCAGATTACGCCCGCAAATATCCAACCGAATACGTTCTATTTTCTCGCAAAACCAGCGCCGCCGTTGCAGCCAGGCTTGCACCCGCTGGCATTCCAATTTTCGACATGGACGGCGTTTACCCGCAGGCGTGCGACGAAATGCTGAGTGCGATCAATAGCGGTCGATTAAAACACAGGGGTCAAAGTCAACTTTCGGAAGAAGTTTTGGCAGCGGTGCAATTACGTCGTGGGGACGGCGGCTGGGTTATAGGTCGAAGGGCGTCACAGTCGGTCGTGTGCAGCGCCGTCGCCGTCGCGCTCGCGACACATTTCGCGACACGCCCAGAAAATGATCTTGACATAATGGTTGGTTGAACTTATAACCCTGACACAATTCGGGCATGGGATTTTTCGATCTATTCGCGACGAAGGCTGATACTGCCGTTCCAGTAGAAGCCAGCAACGTGGACGCCGCCGCAATTGCGCCGTATTACAGTGAAGTAGGAAATCTTTTTCTATTTGGCGGCGTAATTACGGCGTCGCGCGCCGAAGCAATGAGCGTGCCAACGTGTGCGCGGGCGTTGAGCATTATTCAGACAATTGGTTCATTGCCAATGCACACACGCAATGAAGCAACTGGCGAGAAGGTCACACAACCGCGCGTGATCAATCAGCCAGACCCACGAATTCCAGGCACTACGTTCTGGTCATGGATAATTTCAGATTTGTTCTTTTTTCCAAATGCCTACGCGTATGTTATGGAACGGTATGCAGATACAGGAAAAATTCGCGCAATGGAAAGAATTGCACCTGAGCGCGTAACCATTCAAACAAACGGAATGGGTTATGAAATTGTTTCCTATCAGATCGACGGCGCTTACGTTGACCCTGCCAACCTAGTTGTTTTTCAGGGCACGCAAGAAGGTTTGCTATCGCGCGCGGGTCGAACAATCAAGGCAGCCGCAGCGCTAGAACGCGCCGCAATGAATTTTGCAGTTGAACCAATTCCGCAAATGGTTTTAAAATCCAATGGCACATCGCTGCCAGCTGACCGCGTTTCAAAGTTGTTGACCGCCTGGCGTACCGCGCGAGCGAATAAGTCAACTGCATTCCTTAACGCTGACGTGACACTTGAAACATTGGGTTACGACCCGAAGAATTTGCAATTAAATGAAGCGAGAAACTACGTTTCTTTAGAACTCAGTCGTGCGTGTGGGTTACCTGCCTATTTCACAGATAGCCAGCAATCAACATTTACTTATTCAAACGCCCTAGACAAAAGGCGCGACCTTGTTGATTTTGCGTTTAGAAATTACATGTCAATTATTGAACAAAGGTTAAGTTTTGCGGATTTTACCCCTGCGGGAAATCGCGTGTCTTTTGACCTTGACGATTTCTTGCGTGGCAATCCTTACGAGCGCGCGCAAGTGTACGAAATCCTAAATCGAATCGGCGCAATGTCGATTGAAGAAATACGCGAGGAAGAAGACATGCTGCTATGAAAAAAGTGATAACACCAATGCAAATTACTGCGGCAGATTCAAACCGTCGCACAATCACCGGTCGCATTGTTACATTTGAAGAAACTGGCAATGCGTCAATTGGCAAGGTGCAATTTGCGGCGGGTTCAATTGAACCAACGCCCGTTCTGCTAAACCTTGAACACGACAGAACCCGCAGAATTGGGTCTACACTTTCTATGACTTCGGACGATTTAGGAATTGAAGCCGTTTTTAAGATCGTGGAAACAACCGCAGGCAATGACAGTTTGATCGAAGCAAGTACTGGAATGCGCGACGGATTTAGCGTTGAAGTTTCATTTGACGAATACGAAACACTCAAAGACGGAACAGTACGCATTTTGGCTGGTGAATTAACTGGTGTCGCATTGACTTCAGAACCAGCAATTCGATCAGCGCGCGTGGAATCAGTCGCCGCGACAGAAGACGAAATTTCAGATTCGACAACCGAAACTGAAGCACCAAACCCAACAGAAGGAGAAGACGAAGTGGAAGACACCGTCAAAGACGCTGCAACCGCCGAAACGGTTGAAGCCGCCCAGTCAATCACCGCAACTGCACACGCAGTTGGTGGTTTCAAATCAGCACCTCGCATTGAGGTCACCGCTGCCAAGTATCTTGAAAACAAGGTTCTTGCTGCAACAGGTGACGAGAATGCGCGCCAGTACGTTCTAGCCGCAGACAACACAACAGACAACGCTGGACTAGTTCCAACACGTCAGTTGAGCGAAGTCATCAACGGACTATCAACAACAATCCGCCCAAGCATTGACGCGATTTCTCGCGGTGCATTGCCTGACGCTGGAATGACATTTGAAATTCCAAAAATCACAGTTGCACCAACGGCTGCAGTTGTTGCCGAAGACGCAATCTTCAACGAAACAGATCAAAATTCTGCCTTCTTGAGCGTGGACGTCAAAAAATTTGCGGGTCAGCAAAAATTTAGCGTGGAATTATTGACACGCACTAGCCCATTGTTTTACGACGAATTACTTCGTAATATGGTCGCGGCAATGGCTAAAGCCCAGGATAAGTACGTCAATGATCAACTAGTTGCAGGCGCAACCGCTGACGCAACAAGCATTGCAACCTATCCAACTGCCGCTGAATTGCTAGGCGTTATCGCTCGCGGTTCTGCCAGCGTTTATGCTGCAACTGCGGGACTTGCAAATCCATTTGCACGCAACATTTTGGTCAACACTTCACAGTGGTCAAACCTTATGTCGCTCAACGATTCAGGTCGTCCGATCTACAACGAAGTAACAAACCCAATGAACCAACCAGGTTCAGCAACACCTGGTTCATTGCGTGGACGCGTTGCGGGTCTTGATCTCTACGTCACTGCAAATACATCAGCAACAACAGACATTGACGATTCAATCATGATCATCAACCCTGACGCTTATACATGGTACGAGGGAACTTCATACCAGTTGCGCGCAGAATCAACCGCTGACGGTTCAATCACAGTCGGCGTCTATTCGTTCGGTGCGGTGGCGACAAAAATTGGCGCTGGCGCGTTCGGCGTAAACAAGACCTGATAACAACCTAATCATGCGGCGGGTTCTCCCGATCTCGCCGCAGCAGATCGAGAGGAAACGCTCATGCCTAGTATTGTCACCGCAAGCCAACTGCGAACAGTTCTAGGCGTGAGCGTTTCACTTTATTCAGACGCTTACCTGGACGAAATCATCAACACGTCCGAAAACGTCATTTTGCCAATGCTGGTGGCAAATACTTCAGCAATCAATTCATACAAACTTGAATCGAACGTTGCTTATTTCTACACGCAACGCAGTCACCATTTCGTCGCAGGTCAGTCAGTAATTGTGACTGGATTGCCTGCGCCATTTACTGCAACACACACGGTTATCACCGCGACTGAGTATTCCTTTACCGCTGCATTGACTTCAGCAAATGTCACATTGCGCGAGATTATTCCAATGGGTACGGCAACACTTTCAGGCTATTCAGCCGCCGACATTTACGCAAATACCCCTGCAATCGAATCAGCAATTCTGGCAGTTAGCGTGGAAGTATTTCAATCACGCGTCGCAGCTGGTGGACAGATCGAGGGCGTGGACTTCACTTCGACGCCTTACAGAATGGGACGCAGTTTAACCAACCGCGTGAGCACTTTACTTATGCCTTACCTGGACGTTGAAACGGTCGTGCAGTAAGTGCCAGCCAATGCCATTTCCGAAACCCGCGCAGCCTTAGCCAACGCATTCAGCGCGCTTGCGGCGAACATTTATCCCAGCGTACCTGAAGCGCCAATCCCGCCAGCAATTGTTGTTGTGCCTGATTCGCCTTACATGGAAGTTGTTTTGATCGGGAAGGCAAAAACCCAGGTTAAATTGAACTTCGCTATTTCAGCAATTGTTGCGTCAAATAGCAATGCAGGTTCGCTGGACAACCTGGAAAAACTCATCATGGGAATTCTTGCGGCAATGCCCGCAGGATACGTTGTTGGTCAAATCGAAAAGCCGACGGTTCTAGAAGTAGGACAATCACCAATGCTGGTCGCTGACATCAACGTTTCAACTTACTACACTCAGACAACCTAAGGGGACAAAATGCCAACGACAATCATCACTGGTCGCGATTTAGTCGTGACCATTGCAACCGTTAACTACGACGCGCAGGCGACCAGCGCAACACTTGCCAACTCACCAACCGTTGAAACCTACCAAACGCTAGACGGCAAGGCGTACAAGCACATTGACGATCAATGGACATTTGATATTTCAATGCTGGCTGACTGGGGCGCAGCAAGTTCATTGTGCGAAGCACTATGGACGGCTTGCGAAACCGCACCAAACACAACACTTGCGGTTTCGTTGACTGCCGTAACAGGCGCAGTTTTTGCCTTCAACGTTATGCCAGTGTTTCCTTCAGTCGGCGGTGCAGCACCAGACGCACAAACCGTTGACCTATCATTTATTGTTGTCGGAACACCTTCCGAAACATTCTAAAACCTAACAATCGGGAGAAAAAATGAAACTACCAATAACAATTGAATACAACGACGGGGCGCAGGCGACCTACACGGCTGCGCCGCCTGAGTGGGTTAAATGGGAAAAGCACACAGGTCACACGATTAGCCAGGCACAGGAAAAGATCGGAATATCCGATTTGGTCTTTTTGGCTTATCACGCCATGAAACGTGAAGCGGCTGGAAAACCAGTCAAGCCGATCGAAGCCTGGACTGAAACCATTGCTGAAGTAATGGTTGGTGACGCAAACCCAAAAGCCACCCAGTCGGAAGCCTAAGTCGAATCGTTTGGGAATTGGCTATCGCAACCAATTTACCAAAAGAACAATTCGAAACGGCTGAGGACATTTTGACAGTGTTGGAAATTCTGGAAGGACGGGCGAATGGCTGAAGAAGTAGCGATCAGTTATGACAAGGCTGAACTACGCGCCATTCTCCGTTCCTTCAAAGCAATGGACGACGAAGCGATCAAGCAAGCCAAAGTTGCCACCTCAGAACTAGCCGAATACGTCAAACAAAAAGTTTCAAGTGCGGCAGGCGGAAGAAGCAATCGCGCGTCAAAAATAGTCGCTGACGGTGCAACGGTTTCGAAATCATCAAAAATTGGTGAGATTTCCTATGGGTTTGCGCGTCAAAGATTAAGTGGCGGGGGAACGACCCAACAGGTTTGGGGCGGCGTTGAATTCGGTTCCAATAGGTTGAAACAATTCCCAGTCTGGTCAGGTCGTGAAGGTCGTGGGTCACGCGGTTGGTTTATTTATCCAACCCTTCGAAGCGCCCAGCCTGAGATCGTCAAAAAGTGGGAAGATTCATTTTCTAAGATTGTGAAGGAGTACACCTAATGGCTGGAAGTCGTACCCTTAAACTTTCAATTCTTGGCGACGTTGACAACCTCAACAAATCGCTGAAAACCGCAGGCAGTGACGTTGATTCATTTGGCGACAAAATGGGCAAGGCTGGAAAAGCCATTGGGGCAGCATTCCTGGCGGCAGCCGCCGCCGCTGGCGCTTATGCAATCAAGATTGGAATCGACGGCGTCAAAGCCGCGATCGAAGACGAAAAGGCACAGACACAATTGGCACTGGCGTTGGAAAACGCAACAGGTGCAACGCAAGCCCAGATCGCTGCAACTGAGCAATCGATCTTGCAAATGTCATTGGCAACAGGCGTTGCCGACGACGACCTGCGCCCTGCGTTGGGTCGCCTGGCACGTTCAACGGGCGACATTACAACCGCGCAAGATTTATTGACAACCGCCCTTGACATTTCAACTGCCACAGGCAAACCGCTTGAAGCCGTTGCAAATGCGTTGGGCAAAGCCTACGACGGCAACACAACATCATTGGGCAAATTAGGGATTGGCTTATCAGCTGCCGAATTGAAAGCCATGTCGTTTACTGAGGTTCAAGGCAAACTGAGTGATCTATTTGGTGGCGCGGCTGCGCGAAACGCTGACACTTATGCTGGACGCATTGCAAGAATGCAAGTTGCATTCAATGAAGCAAAAGAAACAATTGGTTTTGCGTTGTTGCCTATTTTGGAAAAAGTCATCAACTTTATTAATCAACATGCGTTGCCGGTCATCAATGCGTTTTCAGGTGCATTCAGCCTTGACGGTGGTGGGCTTGGTCGCACGATCACAGATTTGGGCAACATCATCAAAGTTGTTTTCACGCCGATCATTAACGGATTGTTGAAAGCGTTTGGTTACATCAAAGACGCCATTGGCGACAACCTGGACGCGTTCCGAACATTTGGCACGTTTATTGCAAAAGTCATTGCGCCAGTTATCGGCGAAGTTTTGGGAACAGCACTAGAACGCGCAGGCAAAATTGCTGGCGTTGTCATTGACATAATCGGCGGCGTTGTGAAGATTTTGAACGGCTTGATCTCAGGCGCCGTTGCTGGAATCAACATTTTGATTGGTGCATATAACGCAATCCCATTTCTGCCAAACGTTTCAAAAATATCAATGCCAACGGTTAGCGTGCCTGCCGTATCGACAAACGTTCCAAGTTCAAGTTCTGCGCTGCCTAAAATTTCAATACCTTCATCAACGGGCGGCGGTGGCACGTTAACTGGTGGCGGTGGTGGCGGTGGCGTGGCAACCGCTGCAAAAACTGCGGCATTTGCAACCGCTGGTCTGGCGGCAATTCCTTCCAATTTTAACGTTGGTGGATTCCGCGCTGGTGAGGAAAGCGATCGAGGCACAACAATCAACGTCAACGTTTCAGGTGCGATCGATAAGGAAGGCACTGCCAGAACAATCGTTGACACCTTGAACAACTCGTTTTATCGCGGCACAGGCGGCGCAGGTAATCTTGCAGGGAATGCAGTCGCATGACACAGTGGTCACCCGTCTGGCTAGTTGAAATCGACGGGGTTGCGTACACCTCAGCGGTTTTGGCGAACCTGGTCATTCAATCTGGGCGCACAAACATTTATGAGCAGGCACAAGCGGGTTATGCCAACATTCAATTGCTTGACGTAAATCAGGCAACAATCCCAGTCAATATCAATTCCACCATTTCAATTCGGGTCAAAGATACGTCCAACGCTTACGTTGCGATTTTTGGTGGAAACGTCGTTGACATTGGATTGGAAGTGCGCGACGTAGGTTCGACAATGTTTACGCAAACTTATTCGATCACGGCGTTGGGCGCATTGGCGCGCTTGCCAAAAGCCCTGACCGACGGCGTTCTTTCAAAAGACTTCGACGGCGATCAGATTTACACGATACTTTCAGATTTATTGCTGGAAACTTGGGCGGAAGCGCCAGGGGCATTGACCTGGGCAAATTACACACCTGGGGCGACTTGGGCAACGGCTGGCAACATTGGGTTGGGCGAGATCGATCAGCCTGGGGATTATGAATTGGCAGCGCGATCAAGCGAGCGCACCGACGTTTATTCGCTAGTTTCAGCACTGGCAACTTCAGGGCTGGGCTATATCTACGAAGACGCATTTGGACGCATTTCCTACGCTGACGCCACGCACCGAAGTCAGTACCTTTCAGCCAATGGTTACGTTCAAATAACTGCCAATCAGGCGCGTGCGGCTGGGTTGCGTACCGAAACCCGCGCAGGCGACGTGCGAAACAATGTGACGATCAAATATGACGCAACCAGCAGCAGTGAAGAATCAGCCAGCGACGCAACTTCAATTCGTATTTACGGCACACTTTCGCAAATAATAAGCACAACCCTGCATAATAAGACCGACGCGGAAGATCAGGCAGACTTTTATTTGGCACTCAGAAAAGACCCGCAACCAATTTTTAGCGAGATCACTTATGACCTCACCAACCCTGAAGTGGACAACGCTGACCGCGACGCACTTATTGAAGTTTTTATGGGAATGCCAGTAGCGATCAATGACCTACCTGCAAACATGGGTGGAATCTTTCAAGGTTTCGTCGAGGGCTGGACATTCCGCGCAGGGTACAACACCCTTTCAGTTTCACTTAATCTTTCGCCCGTTGCCTATTCGTTGCAAGCCCTGGAATGGCGCGAAATTTCAAATTCATTCACCTGGTCTGGCGTGTCGCCGTCGCTAGACTGGGCGCGTGCCACAATTGTCACTTAATAAGGAGAAGCCATGACAAATCCAACAACCCCATTCAGTTGGCAAATGCCGACGTCCAGTGACCTAGTCACGGATTTACCTGCCGATTTTGAAGTTTTCGGTCAAGCCGTTGCAACGTCAATGGCTGATTTGCTTGGTGGAACGACTGGTCAGATTTTGGCTAAGGCGTCGAATACCGACATGGACTTCGCTTGGGTCACAAATGACGTTGGCGACATAACTGAAGTCACAGCTGGGACTGGACTTTCAGGTGGCGGCACTTCAGGGGCGGTCACATTATCGATCGATTCAACCGTTGCAACACTTACTGGCACACAAACGTTGACAAATAAGACATTGACAACACCAGTAGTTTCAATTGCATTTAATGCACAGACTGCCGCATACACCCTGGTTGCAGGCGACGCGTCAAAACTGGTGACGATTAGCGATACCGTTTCGAGAACCGTTACCGTTCCACCTTCAGTTTTCAGCGCTGGTCAAATAATCAATGTGCAACGCATTGGCACTGGCGCGGTTCCATTTGCTGCGGGTGCTGGCGTTACAATCACTTCAACAGGTGCGACTTCTGCCGCCCCAACACTTCGGGCGCGATATTCAGCGGCGAGTATTATCTGCACTGCGTCAAATGTTTTCACAATTTTGGGCGACATTGCCTAATGTCAATTTTGGGAATTGTTGCGTCACAAAATTATCCGCGCGCATTTGACGTTGAATATCTCGTAATTGCAGGCGGCGGCGGTGGTGGTGAAAACTACGCTGGCGGCGGGGGCGCTGGTGGTTACAGAACAGCCACAGGATTAAGTTGCACACCAAACACGACTTTCGCTTTAACAGTGGGCGGCGGGGGCGCAGGGGCAAGCGGCGGCAGTTGGCTTGCTGGTGCAAATGGTGGAAATTCAATTTTTAGCACCATTACTTCTACAGGTGGAGGCGGTGGACAAGGTTTTAGCGGCACAGTAGGAAACGGTGGTTCAGGCGGCGGTGGTCGCGGTGCAGCCTCAACTGGAAACACTGGAGGAACTGCATCTCCGTCTGGTCAGGGAAATGGCGGCGGTTCGGGAATTAATAGTGCCCCAGGCTACGGCGGCGGCGGTGGCGGCGGTTCAGGTGGCGCTGGTGGAAATGCATCAAGCACAGTGGGCGGCGCAGGTGGCGCTGGTACTGCATCTTCAATTACGGGCACTTCAGTAACAAGAGCAGGCGGCGGCGGTGGGCATTCGCAGCAAGCCCCAGGTGGAACTGGCGCTGGCGGCGGCGGAAATGGTGCCGACAATAATGCTCCAAATCTTGCTGGTTATCCTGGAACTGCAAACACAGGCGGCGGCGGTGGCGGTGGTTCTTATGGCGGCGGCGACGGTGGAAACGGTGGTTCAGGTATTGTGATTCTCAAATACCCTGACACATTAACGGCAACCTTTAGCGGTGGCGTTACACAAACAACGGCAGCACCTAGCGGCGGATTTAAGGTTTCAACAATAACCGCCGCTGGTGTATCAGACACAGTGAGTTGGGCATAATGGCACACTACGCATATCTAAACGAAAATAATATCGTTGTCGCAGTAACGGTCGGCAAAGACGAAACTGAACTCATTGACGGATTAGATACTGAAACCTATTATGCACAAGGGACGCCATACACAGTCAAGCGCACTTCATACAATGGCAACATTCGCAAACAATACGCTGGGGTTGGATTTTATTTTGATTCGATCAATGACGTATTCATTGCGCCCCAACCGTATTCTTCATGGTCGCTAGATCAGAATTTTGACTGGCAAGCACCGACACCAAAACCAATTGACGGAAAAGAATACGCGTGGAATGAAACTGAAGGGACATGGAATGAAGTTGAACTATCCTGACGGCACAAATGCCAGGTTGATTGAAGTCGCACTTGCCGAAGTGGGCACGATCGAGGAAGGCGACAACCTCACCAAATACGGCAAATTTACAAAAGCCGACGGGTTGCCCTGGTGCGGAAGTTTTGTCAATTGGTGCGCTGCACAGGCGGGCGTCAAAATACATTCCGTTGTCAGCACCGCAGTTGGTGCGCATAAATTCAAGGAAATCAATCGCTGGTCAAACATTCCTCAGCTGGGAAGTCTGGCATTCATGGATTTTCCACATGACGGCGTTGATCGCATTTCACACATTGGAATTGTTGTTGGATTAATTGACGATAAAACTTGCATAACGATCGAGGGCAACACCAGCGGTTCAGGAGATCAACGCAATGGTGGAATGGTCATGATCAAAGTCCGGTCTTTTGGTAAAGGAAAAGAAATCGTTGGTTTTGGTGTTCCAAAGTTCACGCCATACCAGGGAGAATTCCCAATGATTGATTTGCCAAAAGTGGCAATCAAACCAAAAAAGGAGAAAACCAAATGGAACAAGCAAAAGCCCTAGCCGCGTCATGGGCGCGATCATTTATGGCAGCAGCGCTTGCCCTATACATGGCGGGCGTGACTGACCCAAAGACACTTGCAATGGCAGGGGTTGCAGCGGTTGCACCAGTAATTTTGCGCTGGCTTAATCCAAACGACAAAGCCTTCGGTTCAACGGGGAAGTGAACCGCAGATTCGCGGCGGCGGGGTTGATCACGGCACTTGCATTAATCCCGACCGCTTGCGGGTACGACGGTTGGACACGCTATGAATGCCAGGAATTCGAAAACTGGGAAAACCCAGAATGCCAAAAGCCCCAATGTATCCCGACTGGAACATGCACTGACGACTTACTTGGAGATCAATCGGCAAAAGCCCGCACGCCGTAAGTCGCCCGAAGAAGTCCACGCCCAACTGATTTTGATCATTGGGTCAACCCTTGCAGCCGTGTTTTTGATCGTCACCGTCGGCATTACTTACGCCCTAATTTTCGTCACTCAGCCCATTGGCAATCAAGCACCCAATGACGCTGCATTTATCGATCTACTCAAAACCCTGGCAATTTTCCTCACTGGTTCACTTGGCGGCGTACTGGCGGGTAATGGTTTGAAGTCAAAACCGAAGCCAATCGACACGCCCAAATCCACGCACGATTCTTGACGTTGTCAGACTTAGCCGTCATTCTTTCGGTACGGGACGACTTCGGTACGGGTCAGGCGAAACACTGAGGTCGTCCCCCTAACAATCGGGAGATCAAATGACAACAGAACAAATCATAGGGTTCGCGCTCATAGCGCAACTAGCAATCAGCACGCTGATTTATTCAATGGGGTACAGGGACGGAAAATCCGTTGGGTATCACGCTGGACGATCAACAGGAATGGCAATTGGCAGACAACAGGAACGTCAACGCTAATGGGATTCCTAGACAACTACGAAGCAAGCCGCGAACGCCTAGAACGCTGGATTAAGACTTATCCAACTGGGCGCATTGAAACCCGCATTGTTGAATTCAGTGCGGAAAAGGGTTTTGTTCTGGTCGAAGCCAAAGCGTTTCGAAACCAGGAAGACACCGTCCCAGCTGGGATTGATTTTGGCTATGGTTACCAGGGCGCTTACCAACCAAACATGAAACGTTGGTTCGTCGAAGACACAGTGACCAGCGCGATTATGCGGGTACAACAATTGGTCATGGGCGGTGCGGAACGCAGCACGAAAGAAGTCATGGAACAGGTAGAACGAGCGCCAGCCGTGATCGCGCAAGCCGAAGCCCAACCAGATTATTGGACAACCAAATTTGAAGCCGACGCGCCAGTTGCAACACCGCTGGCGTCAAGCCTGGCTGATATTGCCGAACAATTGGGCGGTGAATTAATTCCAGAAGCGCCGCAGTGCGTACACGGTCACCGCAAATGGGCAACTGGCAAGAAAAAGAACGGTGAGGATTGGGGCGCGTTCCGCTGCACCCAAAACAACCGAAACACACAATGCGACCCTATTTGGTACGTATTGGGCAGCAATGGAAAGTGGCGTGCCCAATGAGCGATTACATGGAACTTATCAACCCAAAAACCAAAATCTGCAAACTGATCAAAGACGGTGAAGTTGTCGCAGAATACAAAATGGAACAATGCGACAAATGCTCATTGCTTGCCAAAACTGACGAATTTGGCTATCAACGCGGGCTGGCTGGCGAAAAGTTAATGTGGTTTTGTGGGTCTTGCAGATGAGGATTTCACTGACAAGAGATGAGCAGTTTATCTGCCATGAAGCCGCAGTTGCATTGGCAAAAGCAAACACCGATTACTGGACAACCAGGGACGGCAATTATTCAAAAGACAAATCGTTACATGAATTAATTGCACAAGACGCCGAAAGCGTTGGCAGTGAATGGGCGGTTGCAAAATACATGAATAAACCATTCAATCCATTTGAGGAAAAAGGCAAAAGAAAAGCCGACGTTGGTGACGATATTGAGGTGCGTTGGACAAAATATGAGGGCGGTCAGCTGATCGTCCACGAATACGATCGAGCAAATGACATTGCCGTACTGGTTACAGGAAAGTCCGGCAACTATTTCATTGCTGGTTGGATTCCAATTGCAGTTGCACGCAATCCACGTTATCGATCATCAAGCCAGCCAAACTGGTGGGTGTCACAAATCAATCTTCAGCCGATCGAGAATTTGAGGAAAAACAAAAATGGACAGAACTGAATTCGAATGTCGCAAATGCAAGAAGATCACAATTCAATTGATTCACAAAGTCACGGACAACCTGCCCCCAGGTGTAGAAGTGATTCAATGCGTCAAGTGCGAAGTCATGACGGTTGCACAAATAGGGGTTTCCAATGCCAATCTATGAGTTTGAATGCTCAGTGTGCAAAATCCGTGTTGAGGTGGATAAGTCAATCCATGAAGACCGAAACGCCCAGTGTTGTGGACAACCGATGAATCGCTTATTCACTGCGCCTGGTATCTCATTTAAGGGCACTGGTTGGGGTCACCAATCATGAATAGTTATCCACAGAAGTTATCCACAGGTAGGCAAAAGGTGTGGACAACACGCCAGGGTTACGCTCGACTTATCCACTTACTCACGGGTAACTTGACAGTCGTGTTAGCCTACTTTCGCTTGAAGCGCGCCGCTGAGGCGGTGAGCGCGCGAGGGCGCAATCGGCTTATGGGACGGTTCTATGCCATAGCGGCATTGGTTTCAATAACGAGCAGTCCCGCAGCACACTCAGCAAACTATTCAATAGATCATTTGAAGTTATATGCTCATTCAAGAATTGTTAATTATGAGCAATTTCAGTGTTTCCATAAGATCATCACAAAAGAATCAAGGTGGTCATACACTGCACGCAATGGGTCACATTATGGATTGGGTCAAATGAGATCAACCTGGTATCGCGACCTTGACCCATATCGCCAGATAGACGCAACCATTGGCTATATCACGAAGCGTTATCAAACGCCATGCAATGCTTGGTCATTCCATAAGAAGAAGGATTGGTTCTAGTGAGCAGCGTACTGGGCAACAAGGGGTCAACGGGTAAGTGGCGCAAGATACGTGAGCGAATACTTAAACGCGACGGGTACACATGCCAGGAATGTGGCAACGAAGGCAATTCGGTCGATCATATAATTCCAAGAAGTGCAGGTGGAAGCGATGAGGACTGGAACCTTCAATGCTTATGCGTTAAATGCAATTCAAGCAAGGGTGGGCGGTTTTTTAATACACCTAAGACAC